TGCATGGAAGAACCCTTTTGTTATACTATAGCTTGTATCGCCGTCTTTTTGGTGAAATATATTCTCTTGATTACTCATATATTTCCGCCTTTGCTTTTTTGTGGTCAATCGCTTCATAAAAAATAGACCCGTTGTTATTTAACTCTTGGCTAAAATACTCAGGTACTTTTGCTTTTGCTTCAGCTTCACTGTTGGCTTCAACATCGTAATAAGCCAAAGCCTCTATTTCTACTCTATATGTTTTCATTTTAAGACCTCATTTTTTGGTTAATAAATTCTAGTATAATTACTAGATACAAACAAACTTACTTTATCGGCTGACTGGCTACAGCTCTAAACCGACTCGCTAGACCCTATCGCCTCGCTGTTGCGGTGTCCCTCTTATTGTTTGTGGGCTCTATGAGGCTGAGCCTGAGAGAAGCAATTTAAACTACTTAAACCTTGATAAACTACACAAATAATTTATTCATTTAAATTACTGAACATAATTAATCAATATCATAGTAAATATTATACTCAACAAAAAAATGACTTCTGTGGCGTTCTGTCGCAGTTTGTGGCTTAATTGTGTTATTTGCCTTAATTTGCCTTAATTGATTAAAGTTCCCATTATAGATATTAAAAGCTGAATACAGCTATTATAGAGCTTACTTACTTATAACTAATTAAATAAAAGAGGAATTAAAAAGAAATGAAAAGGATTAAAGAGAAGATATTATATATTTTATTTTGGATTATATTAATTGCATTTACTTTGATTGCTTCAGCATTAATAAAGTAATGTTGTCTTGTTTGTCTGTCTTGATGTGTTGCTTTGGATATTAAAGAGAATGAGAAGACAAAACAAAAGAGTATATAGAAAATAAAAAGCATAATTGAATTGAATACCCTACCGAAAAAAACAGACGAGCTGACACACGAGCCAAAAAAAACTTTTTGAGCCCTATGTATGCGGTGGCGGACTTAAAAAAGAGCTACGGGGACGCCTTGCGGTTCGGCGTGTGTGTGATGCCAACGGGGAAATGTGGGTCGCCGACTATTCGGATACCCATTCACATTTTTTCTTCAAATTATTTCAAATCTTTAGGAACGTGATGTGATAAATGTAGTGGTTCTTGTTCATAAATCTTTTTTGCTTTCTTATATCCCACTCCTGAATCAAATGACATTGTAGATAGTTGATAGGCTTCATTAATTAACTTCTTATCATCTAAATAATACTTTGCTACTTCAGGTTTATTCTCGTGAGTAATAATAGCTCTAACTATAGGTATTAAATCAACCTCATTTATCATAGTATCACCATTTACAGCCGCTTTAAGTTTCTCGTAATATAAATCAGTATTATTTTCACTAGGTGGAGCGTATTCACTTACTATACTCCAAAGAATACCATCGTGCTTCTTAATCTTGTGTCTAATGTCTCTAAAGATAGCTCTCATTCCCATTTGAGGCGTATCAAAGACAACAAAAGGTTTTGTAATTTCTGTCTTTTCTGCCGCATATGATAATCTTTCTTTAGCGTAAGTCTCCCCAGTTTCACCTGCAAATCCTTGTCCTTGTTCTATATTACCCGCATTATTATATATATTAGCCATTTGTTTCGTATGTCCTATCGTTGTCGCTAGAAGTATCGCAGTTACAAGACCCACAGCAATCATCTTGATGAGTCGTTTTGTCGCAGTGGCACTCGTGTCCACAATTTTTACATTTCTCCATAATTCTATCTGCATAAGAAGAGTGAGTAAGTAAACAGCTATAGTAATAGCTTTAACCTTTGTCTTCCCTAATACGGGTACTTAAATGAACCTATCCCGTCTAGGTTGTCTACCTACTGTGTGCTCCATAAACCTTTCTAATTCTTTGTTGATTAGTTCGTCTTTATGTTGTTTATAAGATAAAGTTTGGTCTCTGTCCATTCTTTCAACCCAGTAATTAGCCGCAATAGCTAATGCGTCAATTTGGTCATCGTGTCTTAACGCACCTTTATCTCTAGTTATTCTAGTTAGTTGCCTAAATAGTTGATGATTAGGTTCTAACTTGAAGTCTTCTTTTATTGTTAATTCGTCTACCACTAGCCTATGAGTATTCATAATAGGCTCTAAGGTATCTATAATTCTTTTCTCTTTTTGTATATTATGCCTTACCTCTTCAATTTGGCAAGGGTGTATTCTAGCCATAACAGGCTTTAATAACGCTGTAGCCATACCATCACCAAAGTTAGATTCAATAACCACGTTATTCACTTTGTTACGTTTAGCTATAGCTGAAAGCTCTTCTAAGGTAGCATCTGAGTAACCACCATCTAAAGCTCCTATATCGGTCAAATAAAGCACTCCGTGAAGCATTTTAAGCACCGCATACGCTGTTTTGTCTTCTCCCCGACCCGCAGGGTCAATAGACATAGCTACCCCTTCAAAATCTGTATATTCTTCAGATATGTGTAAAGGAGCAACATAATAATCACCTTTTAATCCTACATTAGGTATTTCAGGGTCTATACCTTTTAATTGTTGAGTACCTGAAGCCCACTGAATTTGAGCAGGAGCTTTTTTCCAAGTAGTACAACCTGAAGCTACAATTAAGTCATTGAGCTTTAAAGGGTATCTATTAGCGTCAGACATTGTAGTGTCTAACATAAATTGTAAGTTAAATCCTGAACGTCCATAGGAAGACAAACGCTCTAATAAATCTATATCATCAAATCTTTCAGGGTCAGTAGGTTTACCTTCTTTATCTGTAATATTAGAAATAATAGTAGACAGTTTACTGCCATAACCAATCGTTTGTTCTTTAGTTGGATATAACGCTGTCCATATTTTTGTCTTATAACCTCTTTCCTCTAATGTGTTATATAAACTCATTTCAGTTTGAGGTGTTCCTAAGAATATGATACGACCCACATCGGGTTTAATAATCGCATCAAATTCTTTCACAGTTTCACTTAATCTATCTCTCATTAACTGAGTCTGTGAGTTATTTGCTGATTCTACGTCATCGGCAATAATTAAATCTGCACGAGAACCTGTAAGCTGTCCTGTAATACCCATAGATTTCACACTAGGTGCGTGAGATGCTATAGCAGGAGCTACATCAAAACTAATCTTAGAATGTCTTTGGTCATCTCTAGGAATTAGATGTTGTAATATTGGCATTTCATTGATTAGTCTTTGAGTAAAGGTACTAAAGTCATCAGCTCTGTTTTTAGAAGCTGAAACTACCAATATATTCCTTTGAGGATTTAGTAAAAGTTGATGACAGACAAATGCTGAAGTAATCCAAGATTTACCAACGCCTCTGAAGGCTTCTATAACTAATCTACGTTCTTTTGACTGTAGATAGTCTGCTATATCATATTGTATTGGAGTTGGGTTAGGTAAGTTTAGAAACTTCCAACATAAATACAAAAAATTCTTAAAATTTTTTAAGCGATTATCCATTTGTGTCAAAAGGTACTTTCTCAAGAATATTATCAGGCTTTGCACCTAACTTTTCAGAGCTGTATGTTTTACACACCTCTAAACAAACTTTCATTTCTGAAGCTGTTAATTCTTGACCTGACTTTAGTTTTTGGTATGCGTGTTTAACTAATAATTCGGGTAATTCTTCTATAATTTTTTCTATTTTAACGCCCTTGTCCTCTGTATCGTTTTTTTGTGACGCTTTTACTTGGACTTTTTGCGTGTCGCCATTTTCTTTTTTTGGGCTTTGGTTTAACATAATTGTTTACTCCCCACTTCGGTGCTTTTGCCATTTATTTCTTCTCTCGGTGTTTGTAGTATTTGTGATATACTTCTTTTTTGTAAGCCCACATAGATATTCTTGTTGTAATTCGGTGTATAAATCTTATTATGTTCAGAATCATAAGAAGACTCCTTTGTAAAGTTTGTTGCTTTGTCTAGGGTACAATAACCCACAAAGTAAAAAAAGAAAAATGCGTAAATTAAAGGTTTTAATTTTTGCATATATTAAGCATTTTGTTCAAATACTAACGGCTTTCCTTCCTCTACTGGTTTCATTTGTTCTTTCCATTTATCTTCAGATACGCAATTATATAACATTCTAACTTGCATAGTCTTAAATTCATCAACGCCTACAACGTCCATATAAGTTTCAGCTATTTCTGCAATAGCATAATAGCCTTTTTTATAACAATCATCTTCATTTGTAAACTCCCATTTTGCATTAGTCATTGGGGGTAAACAACCTAAATTAGAACATATTGTAATTACGAGTAAAAACTTACTCATAACTATAACCACTATCTACTTTTTTCTTCTTTTTTAAGAGTTTGAAGATTTGGTCGTGTTGTTTCATAATCTTCTTATCTTTTTTATTTGCTTGTTTTAATTCTGTTTTAATATCATTAACATCTTTTAATAAATTCTCTATATCAAGTTTCATACGCACTTGATTTTCAACTACTTCAGTTTTACTATCTTCAGCATATTTTTCATAAAGGATATTAACTTTACTATCAATTTTACTAACATACCAAACTAATCCAATAGCTTGTAGTATAACCGCAAAAATTAAAGCGGCGTTAAATTTCATTCCATTCATATTATTTAATTATTTTAAGTATTTTCTTTTGTCCCATATATATTTCAGTTGTAGCTTTTACTTTTTCACATTTAAAAACTACGGATTCAGGATTAACCTCTTTAATCGCAACCCTCTTGGATTTAAGACAATCGCTTAATGATTTTTTATAGGTATGTTCTATTAAATTTCCATTTAGATATAACATTAATCCAAAAACCATTTCAACCATTAGTGTGCTCCATTTCCATTTCTAATCATTTTTTCAACATCTGTTTGTAATTTTGAAACTTGTTCTTTTAAGAAATCAATATTAACTTTATTATTTCTCATACCTTTTAATTCTTCGTCCATTTGCTCAATTAATCCGCTCATATGTTCCACGAGCATGAAAAGTTCTGCTTCCCCACTTGATTGACCAAGTTCTCCACGAGGGTATTTGATTCTAAATTCTGTATTTTGATTTAAGTCTTTTTCCATTAACTCTAAAGTCGTACTATGTTTATTTAGAGTCTCTTGTATGCCAAAAAATGCGTACACCCCAACGGCTACGGCTGAGATTATTCCTATTAAATTACGCATAGGCATAGAAATTGCCGTTTTATCCGATACGTCTATTCTATCTTTTTTCATATTATTGTGTCATAAGTAAAGTCTTAATAGTAATGACTAATTGAG